TTTTCCATTATATCAGTTATCACATCAACACCTTGATCTAATTTAGTTTTATATTTTTCGTAATGTTTATTATAAACTAAATCACTTATCTTCAGTATCGTCTTTTTCGGGTGTGATCGTTTTGCTTTTAATATTTTCATTTTTTAACATTTTCTGTAATTCAGCGGTTGATCCTATAAACAATGCGTTTTTTATATTAGCACTTGCTGTTTTAGGTAATTCTTTTAAGTCTTTAAGTTTCTTTTGTAAGTCTTGTAGTTTATCTACAGTATCAGCAACATTTTTAATTAAAGCACCAGCAACCTCATAAGCTCTTGGGTGTTGGCCTTCTCTAGCAACATCAAGTATACCATCTATAGCTTCTTGTCCTCTTTCAATTAAATTATAATAGTTTTCTCTACTATATTTGTAATCATTATCAACATCTGGAGATTCTTTATCTTCTCTACGTGGTACTAAAGGCTTAAACTCTTTAGTTTGTTTAGGTTCTGTTTTTTCTATACCTAAAATTTCATTTACTTTTTCTTCTAATTTACTCATAATTATTCATCTTCACCTGTTGTTGGATTAAAGTTTTTACTATCTGTAAAATCTGTTATTGTTGTTGTAAATCCAAAATCATCATCAGCATCAGCTGAAGTAGGATTAGGTGTTATTACTATTCTTACTTCTCTACTTTCACTTCCTGTACCAGCTGTTGTTGGATTAGTATGTATATCTGATTGTACCTCTTTGATAACCTTTTGAGTTTGTGCTGGTCCAAATAGATAAGTTTTAGCAGTAAATGTAAGTGTGTATATAACAGCTCTACGTTGTGTAAAACTACCATTATAACTATCTTCATAAGTAACACTATTTAAAACAATTGGCACATCTCTTTTTATATTTAAACTAGGTATGGCATTAACAGTAACAGTATAATCTGGTTGAAAGAAAGGTAATATCTGTTCTACAATTTGTAGGCCACTTTCTGCTGTTGCTGTAAATATGTTTAAACTATATGATATGTTATAAGGTACTGGCATATAGTTATAATCTAATATCTTACCATCAGCAGTTGTCTTTACTCTTTTAAATTTTTGAATACGATTTAATTTTCTGCTTGGGTCATAAGCAATTGAAGTAATTTCAAAAGACATACGAGGTAAAGTAATTGCAAATTCTCTTTCATCTAAAGAGGGTTGTTGATCTAATCGTACTAAAAACTTTTCTTTTGGAGCATAAGCCAAAGGAACTTTAATAGATTGTATAACTGTATCGTTAGAGTCTTTTCTTTTGATTTGAATATTATTAAACAATTGTCCAAAGGCAATTGTCATTCTTCTCATACTCTCGTTGTAAAAATAATTACCAAACATTATAGTGGTCCTGCATCTCCAAATGGATTTGATTCGCTAAAGTCAAGTATATCATCAGCAGCACTTGCGGTATCAAAACCTGCTTCCGTATCTAAATCCAAATTGTCGGCATAGGTATTTGCCTGTGTTTGTATATTGTACGTTTCTAATAACATATAATTAACTTCACCACTAGCACTATCGTTTTCTAATACAATAGAACCTGTTTCCGCTTCTAATGTAACTTGATGTGCTAATTGATCTAGTGAATAGTTATCTTCCGCTTCACCAATTTGAGGTATAGTGCCTTGAATTTTTTCTGAACTGTATTCCCAACGTGTTACTCTTAATTTGTAAACTGGTAAGTTACCTAACTGAAAGAATGGCTCTTGGTCTTCAACAAACTGTATTTCAAAAAAACTATTCATCAATGGCATATAGATAATATCACCTTCGTTAGGTCGACCATCAACAATTAAAGTATGTTGACTATCAACAGCATCTTGCCATCTTCTCTTAGCAACCATAAAGGTTGTATCTTCTCTAATTTCTAAACCAAACTTATTAATAATTTCTTGGTCACCAGCAAATCCTTCGGTGGTTTCCATATACATTTCAATTAAATATGAATCATCAAATTTACTTAGCGAGTCTTCACCAAGTATTAAATCTCTATTAACTAATGTTCGTGGTAAGTAATAAACGTCTTTGCCGTATATTTTTAGGCCTTCTATAATTAAATCTTCGTATAATCTTTTTTCACTGGTATTTCCGATACCGTTACCACCTTGGAAATAATGATTAACTGCCATATCATTATCCTATCATAAGTGGTTGTGACATTTCAAACGAGTTTCTAATTTCGTTTTCTATTTTTTCAATCTCTTGTATTGCTTCTGAATAAATTTGTTGACCGTTTAAAGTAACTCCACCTAACATTGCAACTCCATTAAACTTACTAAGATTGGCACCCCAATTTTTCTTAAACAAAGCCGTTACATATCTTTTTAAAATCATATCATTGTAAATATCTGTAAACGTTTCAGGATCTAATTTACGATATGCTTCAATGACTAGATATTCACCTACTTGTAAATCATTTGTCCAGTCCATATCTATGTACAAACGATTATCATTTTGTACAAATCTAAATGGTTTTTCCCCTACTAATATGTGATCTAAAAAATCTAAGTGTCTTAACACTATATCATAATTAATAATTGATGTTGAAGAAAAATCGTAAAGATCATTTAATCGTAATTGATATCTTACGTCAAATAAGTTTAAATTACCTTTATCTGAAAAAGGGAAAATGTTGATAACTGAAAAAACACTTTCAGGTACAATAATATAATTGTTACCTTCACTCCAAGTAGTTGTAACAGAATTTTTAGTAGCAGACTCAGACGAGTTACCTGTAATTCTAGCTTTATCAGCTTCGGTGTATTGATATTTTAGATAGGTTCTACGAATACCATCATAGTGATATTGAGCATAGTATTGTAATGCTTCATCTATTCTATCTTCTAGTTGGTCGTCATCTACGTTAATTTCAATGACTGGTTTTCCGAGTGCTCTTAAAGCGTATTGTTTTAATTGTTCTCTGCTTGATGGTGTTGCCATAAAATACCTTTAGTTCTCTTACATATTTATAAGAAAACTAAAGACTAAAAACAACTATTTAAGAATTTGACTCTTCAGGTTTAGACAATTGTTCTTTTTTTTCGTAAGAACTTAATAACTCACCAGATTTTTTAATTCTTTGTAATGACTGTAGTTGTCCTAATACGTTGAATTTATCTGTATCAGATGAATGTTCAGTTAGTTGTTTTGCTTTTTCAGCATACTGTCTACCGTAAGACTCTAACTGGTGTTGGTTGACATCTTTGTCATCAAAAGAACCATCGTTAAATTCTTTTTTCAATTTAGACCACATTTTAATTTCTCTCATTCTATGGTACGCTTGTTTTTCCATAGATGCTTTTACATAACGTTTTTCGTCTAAATCAATTTCATATTTGGTTAGTTTATAATCATCTGTTTCTTCAGTAATTTTCTTTTCTAACCATTTGATTTTGGCCTGATTTCTTCTATACTCAAATGATAGTGTCATAAGATTATCCAGATAACTAGATTGTTCTCTTACACACTGCCAGTATTTGGCTGCTTTGGTAGGGTATCTATTGTCTTGTAGTACAGAAAATCTTGCTTCTGTTTCTGTACGAAACATTTGTTTTTTAGTCCAAGTATCTCTTAACTCGGAAGTCATCGCTTTAAAGTCTTTTAAATCTTGTACTTCTAAAAGACTATTAAGGTTTTCACCTTCTTTTTCAATTAGGGCTTTTAAGTTTTCTTTAGTCATTTTCAATCCTTCACTTTATTTATTATAAGGTATATATAATACTTTATTTAGTTCTATTTAGTTTAACTTGCTGTTATTGTTTCAACTCCAGGACTAGCAGTCCATTCTTCTGTAAGTATTCCAGGAGTGTATCCAGCAAAACCCAAAGCTAAAGTGCTGACGCCAGTTCCTCCCATCCAATACCTTGCATTATTTAAATCATTAACTTCTGTCCAACTCGTACCATCCCAAGACTCTGTTTTACCCGTTGTTGGTGGTTGTCCACCAAAACCTAAGGCAGCTGTTTGTGTACCTGCTCCTGCTATAAAACGTCTTGCAGTATTTAAATCATTAACTTCTGTCCAACTTGTACCATTCCAAGATTCTGTTACACCCGTTGCTGGTGATGGTGGTACTCCACCAAAAGCTAAAGCAGCTGTTTGAGTTCCAACTCCTCCTAACCGTTCTCTTGCAGTATTTAAATTATTTACTTCTGTCCAACTGGTACCATTCCAAGATTCGGTAAAATACTCAAATGATCCACCAAAACCTAAGGCAGCTGTTTGCGTTCCTGCTCCTGCTAAATTTCTTCTGCTTCTGTTTAAATCATTGACTTCCGTCCAACTTGTTCCATTCCAAGTTTCGGTTACAGCTGTTCCTGTGCTAGGAGTGATTTCTCCACCAAAAGCTAAAGCTGCTGTTTGTGTTCCAGCTCCTGCTAAACCTTGTCTTTCACTATTTAAGAGAGGTGCATCTGTCCAACTTGTTCCATCATAAGTTGCTGGTGGTACATTAGAACCACTTCCACCAAATGCTATGGTTGCTGTTTGTGTTCCAGCTCCTGCTATTGCAAATTGGCTATAGGTCATATTCCCACCAGTTGCCCAAGAAGCGAGTGATGGTTTTTTAACTTTTAATACACTTGAACCAGTGTTATACCAAATTTGACCGTCAATAGGATTGTCTGGATCTGAAGAAAAACTTTGAACATTTGTTCCTTTTATTTCTTTGTATGTAGGCATAGTTTTTATTCTTAGTTTAACTTGCTGTTATTGTTCTGGTTCCACCTGTTTCTGAAAATTCTTCTGTTGCAGTGGAAGTGGCATATGAACTATTCAATCCACCAAAAGCTAAAGCAGCTGTTTGAATACCCGCTCCTCCTAAACCATATCTTGCTGTTCCTAAATCATTAATTTCAGTCCAACTAGTTCCATTCCAAGATTCTGTTTTAGCTATAAATGGTGTATATCCACCAAAACCTAAAGCAGCTGTGTTTGTTCCTGCTCCTCCTAAATATCTTCTTGCAGTATTTAAATTATTAACTTCAGTCCAACTACTACCATTCCAAGTTTCAGTATTACCTGTTGCTCCTGGTAAAGTTCCACCAAAAGCTAAAGCAGAGGTATTATCTGTTCCAGCAGCACCCATACCAAGTCTAGATGTATTTAAATCATTAACTTCTGTCCAACTAGTTCCATTCCAAGATTCTGTTACAGCTAAGTAAGGTAGAGATACTGCAAATCCACCAAAAGCCAAAGCTGAAGTTTGAACTCCAGATCCTCCTAAAGATACCCTACCTGTATTTAAATCATTAACTTCCGTCCAACTCGTACCATCCCAAGACTCTGTTCCTGCAAAAAATTCTGGTGTACCTGGAACATCTCCACCAAAAGCTAAAGCAGATGTGTTGTCTGCACCAGCTCCTGTTAAAGATTGTCTTCCAGTATTTAAATTATTGACTTCAGTCCAAGAAGTACCGTTATAAGATTCTGTTGAGGCAATAAAACCTTGTGAACCAAAACCTAAAGCAGCTGTTTGTGTACCTGCGGTTCCTAATCGTCTTTTTCCATTATTCAAATTTCCACCCGTAGCCCAGGCACTTATTTCAGGACCATCTGAAATTTTTAATGCATTTGAGGTAGTGTTATACCAAATTTGACCACTAATTGCATTTGATGGATCAGATGTAAAGGATTGGATTGTTGTTCCTTTTATTTCTTTATATGTGGCCATAGTTTAACTTGCTGTTATTGTTCTGGTTCCACCAGAATTATTAAATTCTTCTGACCCTAGTTGATTTCCATTACCTGATATAGCTAAAGCAGCTGTATTTGATCCTGCTCCTGATGTTCCAGTAACACCTGCATTAGCGGTCGCAAGCACTGTCCAAGTTGTTCCATTCCATGATTCTGTTAATACCCGTTCTGATGTAGTCGGGGGAGAATTTCCATGAGATATAAGCATATTGGTATTACTTGTTCCAGAACCAGCAGCACTTAATCTAGATACATTTAAATCTGCTACCTCACTCCAAGATGTTCCATTCCATGATTCTGTTTGTCCTGTTTGAGTAGTCCAACCACCTGCACCTGTTACAATACTTGAATTATATGCACCTGCACTAGTAAATTCTGCTCTTCCAGTGTTTAAATCATTTACTTCAGTCCAACTTGTACCATTCCAAGATTCTGTTATTGCTATACCACCTGAAAAAGGTGGTGGAGTTCCACCCATAGCTACAGCTGCTGTTTGAGTTCCTGCTCTACCTCCAAATATTCTTACAGTATTTAAATCATTTACTTCAGTCCAACTTGTTCCGTTCCATAATTCTGTTAAACCTCCTAATGGTGATGGATATCCAGTAAATGCTAAAGCTGCAGTTTGAGTTCCTGTTCCTGAAAGTGCATATCTTCCAGAGTTTAAATCATTGATTTCAGTCCAACTAGATCCATTATATGACTCTGTTTCAGATTTTAATGGAGGAAATCCACCAAAAACTAATGCTGCGGTTTGAGTTCCTGCTGAAGCATTAGCAACGCTACTATGACTTGTGTTAACATTTCCGCCTGTAGCCCAGGCACTTATTTCAGGACCATCTGAAATTTTTAATGCATTTGAGGTAGAATTATACCAAATTTGACCTGCAATAGGATTAGCGGGATCCGATGAAAAACTTTGAATCTTTGTTCCTTTTATTTCTTTATATGTGGCCATAATTTTTATCCTATTTAAAAATTATTGCAAGGTGTAAGAAACGTTAGCAATAATTGTTGTTAACTTGCTGATATTGTTCTGGTTCCACCTGATTCTGTAAATTCTTCTGTTGCATTGCTAGTGCTATATGAACTATTCAATCCACCAAAAGCTAAAGCAGCTGTATTAGTAGATCCAGCGCCTCCCAGACCATATCTTGCAGTTCCCAGATCATTTATTTCTGTCCAAGATGATCCATTCCATTCTTCGGTTTTGGCTAAAAATGGCGTATATCCACCAAAACCTAAAGCAGCTGTTTGAGTTCCAGCTCCTCCTAAATATCTTCTTGCCGTATTCAAGTCATTAACTTCAGTCCAACTGGTACCATTCCAAGATTCTGTTTTACCTGTTGCTCCAGGTAAAGTTCCTCCAAAAGTTAAAACAGCAGTATTACTTGTTCCAGCAGCTGCCATACCAAGTCTATTTGTATTTAAATCATTTACTTCTGTCCAACTCGTACCATCCCAAGACTCTGTTAAAGAATCGTAAGGTAGAGATCCTGAAAATCCACCAAAAGCCAAAGCAGCTGTTTGAACTCCAGCTCCTGCTAAAGAGGCTCTTGCCGTATTTAAATCATTTACTTCTGTCCAACTTGTTCCATTCCAAGATTCCGTTTGTGCTGTTAAAGATGGAATTTTGCCACCAATAGCCAAAGCAGCTGTTTGTGTCCCAGTTCCTGCTAAATATCCTTTTCCAGTATTTAAATCATTAACTTCAGTCCAAGAAGTACCGTCATAAGATTCTGTTTGGGCAATATTACCTTGTGAACCAAAAGCTAAAGCGGCTGTTTGTGTACCTGCGTCTCCTAATCGTCTTTTTCCACTATTCATATTTCCGCCTGTAGCCCAGGCTTTTGATTGAGGACCATCTGAAATTTTTAATGCATTTGAGGTAGTGTTGTACCAAATTTGACCTGCAATAGCGTTGGCTGGATCAGATGTAAAGGATTGGATTGTTGTTCCTTTTATTTCTTTATATGTAGACATTATTGTACTCCTATTTATTCTGCTAATGTTATATCGGCAGGTCTTTGACTTTGTGCTTTTTCTTCTTCAGATAAAGCGTCCCACGCAGATTGAGCAGCAGTAACTTCAACATCAACAATTGCTTGTGCTTCATCCTTAGTTTTAACAACACCTGCAACTTTAGCAATCCAAAGATTTGCATATTTGTTATGTGCTGGAACTTGCCAAACATTACCAGGATAGCCGACAAACTTGATTTTAGAAGATTCAGAGGGCTCGATGAAACCCTTTCCCCAGTTTTCTGCTACACAGTATTGATATGTTTTTGCCATTTTATTTTCTCCTTAATTTTTATTTGTCTTTTAATAACCAACCTTGTGTTCCATCAGTGTAAACAAGTGTAAATGCTGCTCTTTCAACTGAAACTGTTAAGTCAGCAGCAGAACCTTGTATGTTTTCACTATTTCTAGCTACTGTAATATTGTTTGTATCTGCTGTACCAGCGTAATCTACGATAGTTACCTCATCACCTAAAGATGGTGACGCTGGAAGTGTTACTGTAATAGCAGCACTTGTAGTATTTACAAAATATCCTTCTCCAGCAACGGCTGTAAACGCTGATGTTTTAACCGCTTGCCAAGAAGTACCGCCACCAGAAATATCTGATGTTAATGCCAATGTGCCAGCCGAACCTCCAGGAACGGTGTGCCCGTTCAGTGTGCTTGCCGCAAGGTTATTAACACCAACCACATTACCATTGGAAAATGTGAAATCACTTCCACCCGCTTCAAATTTAAAGTCAGTGTTTGAATAAAAAATTAAACCGTGACCTGAGCCATCATCACCTCGTATGTAAGCACCAGCAGATGTTGTGATCTGATTTCCATTGAGATCCAAATTGCCACCCAGCT